TGATTCTACAACTTCATCTACATCTCTTTTCAGGGCTACAATACGGACCTTTCTTCCTGTTTCTTCTGCCCAGTTTAAGAAAGTACCAATTTGTGATGTCCAAACAAAATGTATATCTGCAACTATTTCTTTATCATTTCTTAGTGTATCAAGCCACAAACGATAGGGCCACAAGTTAGATGGGCAATTCCACCTAACTTGCGGCCCAAATCGTTCGTGAGTCGAAAATGTACTCTTCTGGATTGACAAAAGCTTTGTTAGACTTTTAGTACCACACCTTCCCGTTCCTACTCCTATAACGAGCGTATTCATAAGTGTGGAATTTAGTCCAGAAGACTAACATGAATCTTTAACTACCAGACGGAGCAGAAGTATCCATGTTAGAGTTATGTACCAAGGCAAGTGGTCTTTGGACTGCAAGAAGACCACGAACAAATGCCCGAATTGTAACCATCAACTTCTCAAAGTCGTCTGCATTTTCCGTTGCAATCTCCAACGTAGTTTGCCGACGATCAAAGAATGATGCAGCCATTTCAAAGTTACCAACCAATGCCTCACCTTCAGGCATAGCATTTGAACTTACAATCGGGAAGCCCCACAGTCTAGGACTTGCCATATTTTGAGCACCACTAATCTGGTACTGATCGTCTCCATCTTTAGTTAGGAGGATACCCCACCAATTAACGGGGGAAAGTACAATACCAGTCGGCGGGAAGTTTTGGCGTTGGAGTTGTGCAAGCATAACCCCAATCTTATCAATGTCCGTTACAGGGGAATCTGCAATTGCACTTTCCAAGTTACTGTAATAACTTGTGGCGTTTGGTACAAGTCCATCCAAGTTATTACCAGTACCATCCCCAAGTAGGACTTGATCCTCAAGCTCCAACTCAAGAAGTGCCCTCATTCTTGTGTTGACCCACGTTCTAAGACGTGGAGCATCATTTAGAATTTGGACACTTGCCTTACCAATGTGACCCAATGTTTCCACCGGATCAGTTTCTAGGGTAAACTCAAAGTCGGACTGATCCAATGCAGAACCTTGACCCCCTTGTGGACCTGAATTATCATCTTCAAGACTTTGTACAATGTATTCCACCGCATCTTTACTGGTTTCTAGCATGGTAACTAGATCCATGATCTGCGGTGTACGAAGGGTAGGCTTACTGATGATATCTTCCCGTTCATCTGGGAATACAACGTCACCAGCACCACCAATGTTGGTGATATCCTTCAATGTGTAACCGTCAAGATTAGCCTTAAAGGTATCACCCTTACTTGGCCTACCATTTTGAAGGTTCTTTGCCTCAACGTCTTGTGCAATCTCAGAGGCAACTTCCTTCCCAATGTTAGCGGTACTTCCACCTACCTTACCCTCTTGAATCTTCATGTCCAACTCGTCGAACTGATCTTGGAGATCAGACTTTTTGGACTGAAGTTTCTTAACTTCATCCACCAATTCGGCATTGGTTTCACTAATCTTCTCAACCTTAGTCTTAGCCTCAGACGCGCTGTTCTTTGCGGTCTTAATGTCGGACTCAAGACTGAGGATACTATCAATGTTATCACCCAACTCATTAACCTTTTCCTTGAGTTGGCGCATTTCTTTTGCAGATTGGGACATACCTCTATATTATACCAATTTGAAGTTAATTAAAAGCTACTTATATACGTTGAAGTTTTCTGCTAATGTCTTCAATGCCGCGCTCAATATCTTCTAGGATGTTATCCTCAGTCTGTTCCGTGTAGTTTTTTACATCTGACTCACTAATCGAAGATAGGGTTCCCTCTAGGTGAAACACAGTTTCGTCTCTACCTACAACCTCATCTTCTTCCTCATCATAATCTACCAACTCTATGAGATACCCGTCTTCATCTTCATTACCACTAAATTCTCGTGGTGTTGTTGATGGACTTACACTCTCATCTGGACCTACAGTTTCAACTATTCTTCCTTGTGCGTCTCCACCTTCCCACGCTACCAAGTCACCTTGACTATACTTTCCTTTTAGGTCTGAATTTATACCTTGAAGTTTGCTTTTAATATCATCTAGGTCAGCCATAACACTTTTTGTAGGATTGAAACCCCAATTCATTAGTGATATGTTTCTTTTCGTAGGACAATCTTCAGATGGCTTATCACCACCATCTACACCTTTCATCCTACTTATGAAACTTATTACTTTTCCAGCATCATCATATTCTTCATCTCCCCAATCCTCTTTATTTGTACGAAGTAGAGATACTACTCTACTACGTACCTTTTCAGGGTTTTGTGATGCTTTGTCAGAACACTCTTTTTCACCCCATTCTTCTATTTCAGAAGCGGACATATTAACCATGTCCTGAAACTCCTGATATCTTTCTTCTATCTCTTCTTCTGTTGCTTTTCTTCCAAAGTGGTTCTTAAACTCTGTACCAAGTACAGATACATTCCTAGAGTTGCCTTTTACTCCAAACCCAAGTATATCCTCTGCAACCTTTTTGATAGACTTATGATTCTCTTCTGATACTGGTCTTACCTTACCAACTCTAGGCTCTGCTGGTGTAGGTGTCAACGTAGCATCAAAACCCAAAGGCCATTGTTTAATTTCGTGTATTGTCTTACCTGACTTTTCTGATACCCTTTCTCTTTCTACAAGGTGTGATGCCGTTCCACTTGATAGACCCAACTTACCACGTTTGGCAAGTTGGTGTACCATTTCTTCGTACTCATTTCGACGTTGAAGTTGGGTTTCCATCCAAACCCCTTCATCGTCTTGTTTTAGAGTTGCCCCGCCTTTGTCCAATCTTTTTGTACCAAATACATCATCCATTCCATGACCATACAATACTGCTGACTTGTTGTTAGCAATATCCAACCAGAAAGCAGTATCCTTTGTAAAGAAGTCTCCTTCTAGGTCATGTTCTTCTTTACTACCAAAATGTATAAGGTACTCTCCATAAGTGCCTTTATCGTCTAGGTCTTTTATCTGCCCAAATGTAGGTGTAACGAGTAGGTCTTTAGGACTCATACTTTTGCCTGCTTCTATAGCTGCAATTTGATCTTGGGCATTTGACCTTGACGTATGACATGCAATCAATTCTTCACTTCCGTCTTCCTCTTCTTTGAACAATCCCATTTCATTTTCTCCACACCTTGATGTTTCTCTTATATCGTATGGCATGATGTGGTTTTATGTTACTATTTCAGGTAAATGTTTTTGGGATCATTTTGCCCATTCTACAGGGTACTCTTAGCGTGGTTTCAAGGGCTATATTTTCATACTGACGGGTTTACTCCACACCTGCAATATATCGTATTACCTGGACTACCAAGCGGATCTGAGGGGAATCTGAGGGTTTCTTGACGTGAACCTTTTCCAGATATAACCCAACCTACATTTAAGTCTGATTCTTGACCATCTGCTGACCTATGATCCCAAAGATCACCATTTGCGGGCGTTCTTACTCTAGGATCTCTTTGTGATACCCAAGTACCACGCTCTATACCCGCATCTTTCATTCCTTCTATTTCTCCAACCTCAAACCCGCCATTTCCCGCAGTTTGTACAATACGATCTAAACGATATCCTACCTGTTCTTCTGTCTTGTTTGCTACCCTACCAACTATTTCTGAAAGTGATCTTCCTTCTTGTAAGCCTTGCTGTATTTCTCTTGCTGCTGTTCTTCTAAATGTCTGTTGTGTTCTTGCTGTCTTTTCAAGTATTTCTTCTATTACATTAAATACTGCCCCTCTTCCTTGTGATACTCTTTCTGTTGTTGGATCTATGTTTTCTACAGTCTCAGAGGGAAGTGTTAAGTTACTAGGATTTGCACCACTTCTTAATGCACCTGTTTCGTAACCACGATCAACTATGACAATAAGCCCTGGTCTTGCAGTCTGTTTTGTTAGATCAAACCATCTGGACCAATCTAACAATGTTTGCATTACCAAGTTAAAGTCTTCAGGCTTAGTTGCCTTTTTGCTAAACTTACGCAACTGTTTTATACCAAACTTTTCTTTTAGTCTTTTTAGTACAAGCTCTATTTCATTCTCGAAGAAAGACTTTAGTGAGTCTCTAAGTTGTGTTTGTGCATCTTGCTTTTCTGCCTCAACTGATTTCCATTCTTGGCGTACCAACTTTTCAGGCAAGTCGTGTTCTTTTGATTCATACCTATAATGGTTTCTTACTTTACCAAACTTACCTAGCTTTCTTTTTGGGTTCTTAACCTGAATCTTTTGGTATGACCTTTTTGCAGCGTATTCTTCACACATGATGTAGATTAAGTTAAGACTATGATGTTGCGGATCATTGTCTTGCCACGTACAGTAACAGAAAGCGCATTATTCTCGATACTACTCTGTAAATCAAGACAGGCAAACCTACTATGTCGGACCTTGACTTTAATATGGAAGTGAGTGACCGAAAGCAAGCTGAACAGGAAATCTCAACTTCATCTGGTGGTGGGGGACGATCTTCGCAGTATGATCCAATTGCAGAAAAGTATGCAAACTTGGATGATGGTGAGGCTATTCTTTTGGATGGAATGTCCCAAAATGATATCCAAAATCTCCGCAATCTTCTGTACCGACGTTTTGGTAAGGAAGAGGTAATTGTCCGATCTAAGTCTCAGGGTGATGATACCTACAAAGCTGTTGTGCGTGATCGGGAAGGTAATGAGTACCTTCGTGACAATGACACTTCCAATGGTGAAGCCCCTGAATCTGAGACTACCAAGGAAGAGGATGAAGTTGAAGACGCATCTGATGAAGACCTTGACGATGTATTTTAAGGTGTAAAGTGAAAGTGGTGTAGTAACCACGTTAAGCCAAACACCTTAATACCCTACGGTCCTGAAATATGGATCGTAGGGTATTTTTTTTTATACATGTACCCCATTTCTACGATGTTTGTCTACCTTTATTTTTCCGTTTGCAATTCTTTCTATCTCTTTCATTATGTCTTCGTCGGACTTTGTATCCAACTCTGACATGTTGATGTTAATGTCACTATCTGGACCACCAAACAACTGTTCGTGTGGCTGTACATTCATAGGTACAACTAGACTATCAGCACCTATGGGTTCGTAACCTAGTATCTTACGTGCATCGTCAGGTGTAAGAATAGGTGCATCTGTAGCATTGGTTAATGCTTCAATCTTTTCTAGCATAGCTTCCCT